TACCCCATTTATCTTCTTTTAATTTATTTAACCCATATTTTTCAATGTTTGGGTGGAATTTTTCACCATGATATTCAATTATAGTATTTAATGATAAAATAGTTAAATCATATGAAAAAGTTAAATTATTTTCTAAATCATGTAATTTATATTCATATGACCCACTAACACCTAAAAAAATATCGTTTCGTTCGATACCATTTTTACGTAAATATTTATATAATGGTATAAAATAATTTAAAGATTCTTTCGATGCCGTACAAAAAGAAACATCTCTTCTTTTAAGTTCTTCAATTTGTAATAACTTTGCTAACTCTAAATCTCCATTTGATTTTTTTAAAAAGAAATTAATACTCATACAATCTTTCTTTAATGAAAATTGTTGGTATAACTCTATTGCTTTTTTCTTATTATTATTTGTTTTTTTTAAAAAATAAGTCATAGACGAACCATCTTTCTTTTTATTTATTTCATTTAATTTATTTTTAGCCAAATCTACATCACCATATTTTTTTATTAATTTTTCTAGACTAACAACAACACTTTTTTTACGTTTATCTAACATTTCGTTAGCGACATTTACATCACCGTTAGCTTTTTTTAACGCCCATGTTTTACTATTTGAGTCTTTTGTTTTTAAGTATTCACACCATTTATTTTTACCATCAATATCACCATATTTAATTGTGAAAGTTTCTAAAGTGTGTTTACTCTTTTCACAAAATTCTTTATATTTTAATGGGCCATCTATTTCACCATGATTAAAAATAAAACTTTCTAAAGTTCTACCACATTTTAATTTATGTATTCTAACTTTTTCGTTTGATTCATTTTCACTATACCCCTTATTTACCCAATATTCTACTTTAAAAGGTGTTATTTTACTAGATATTTTTTTCATGTTTATCGCTCTTTATTATAAATATCTAGTAAAACTTTAAACGACCTACTATTTTTCAAAAATATTAACAATATCGTCCGTGGTTAATAAATCTTCAACTTTAACCCATATTTCTAAGTTATCACGTTTAACCTTAAACTGATGATTTGTGGTTGCTTCAAAAATTGAACCATCCTCCATCTCAATTTTATAAACTTCAGAATGACCATTATATTTTATTTTCGTAACTTCTTCATAACCATTCTGTGTTTTAACATTAAATGGTTTATCAAATGATAACCATTGTTGTTGATTATATTTTTCCAATGTTTCATAATCAATATCATTTTCAATTAAAATTTCTTTAAACGATTTAACACCATTTTCAGTATGTATTCTAGTATCAATAACTTGACAACTTGCTGTTGGTGGACATGTTGTAACGAGAGAGTTTCTAACACCGTATTTTTTGATGTCTTTTCTCAATTGTTTCCAATCAAACATTCCAGATAAATCTTCATCTTTAAGTCCCCACATTTGCCATTGGAAGATACCTTCTGATAATGGTGAACCTTCATACCCATCATAAGTTAATCCAGTTTCTTTTGCCAAGTCACATGACTGTCTTAAAGCATTAAAATAGATTGTTTCAAAAATATCTTTATTCAATTTTCTAGATTCTTCTGATGTAAATTTTAATTTTAATAAAGCAAACACATCAGCTAAACCTTGAATACCAATACCCAACGCTCTTTGTTCTAAACCACCTTTTCTACCTTCTTCAGTTGAATACTCATTTACATCGATAGCAATGTTTAATGATTTAGTAATCGAACGTGTAACACGACCTAATTCTTCAAAATTATACTCACCATCAATAACAAACTTTTGTACTGGTATAGATGTTAGAGTACATATTGCTGTAGTTTTAGCATCCGTTACTTCCATAATCTCTGAACACAAATTTGAACTATGGATTACACCCATATTTTTTTGGTTTGACTTTTCATTTGCATGGTCTTTGAAACACATGTAAGGCATACCAGTTTCAATTTGTGATTCAATTATCTTTAACCACAAGTCATGTGCTTTAATTTTGGTACCTAAGCCCATCTCTACGGCCTTGTCATACTCTTCTTCATACTCTTTACCATAAATCTCATAAAAAGGTTTTAAACCAGCTTTTTTAATATCATGTGGGCAGAACAAATACCAGTCACCATTTTCTTCAACAGCTCTCATGAAGTTGTTAGGAATCCACAATGCTGAAAATAAATCACGAGCTCTAAGGTTTTCATCACCTGTTTTCTTTCTGATATCCAAAACATCGTAAATATCTTTGTGCCATGGTTCAATATATACCGCACAAGAGCCAGGTCTTTTTCCTCTTTGGTTCCAGAATCTTAACGCTTCGTTAACAATTTTAAGATATTTCAAAATACCACCTGATTTACCATTTGAATTACCAACGTTTGTTTCTTTTGAACGTATGTTAGATACAGCTAATCCAATACCTTCAGCTTTTGAAGATGATATTGATATTCTGTTTAACATGTTTAATAACCCTTCAGTAGAATCTTCAGGTACAATTGATAAATTACATGATGCAATTTGACCTATGTTTGTACCAATATTAATTTTGATTGGTGTTGCTGGACTTTCTCTTTGAAGACTCAAGTCATCATATTTCTCGATAAAATCTTCTGGTGTGTTTGTAATCATAAGAGCAACACGAACATACATATGTTGTGGTCTTTCTAATATGGAACCATCAGAATTTTTTAATAGATAGATATCTTTTAATGATGACCAACCAAAATAGTCAAAACGAAAGTCTCTTTTGTAGTTAATTACTGATTCGATTAAATCGATATTTTCTTTTACTTTATTGTAGTAAGTTTCATTTAATAAACCAGCATTATACATTTTCTTTGTAGCTTTCATAAATGAATCTTCAGTTTCTTTATGTAGCTTTGTTATTGCAATATTCGCAGCGAATATTGAATAATCTGGGTGGTTCATGGCCAAAGACTCTGCAACAACTGAAATTAAATCATCCAATTGATTTGTTGTCATGTTATCGGCCAAGCCTTGTGTTACTTTAATAAACACTTCATCAGCGTTTATTTTTAACCCTTCTGATTGTTTTTTAATTCTAGTTAGAATTTTGTTAGGGTTAAAATCGATTTTGTTTCCGTTTCTTTTTACTACTTGCATTTTTTATTAATTTTTAAATTTCTTCATCGAATGATATCGGACCAGTTAAATCAGCTGATTTATACTCTGTTGAACGCCCTTCAAAAAAGTTTTGTTTTGTTTTAAGAGCAATTTGATTCATAAACTCAAATGGATTTTTTGAATTAAACACTCTGTCGCATTCCAATTGTGTTAACAACCCATCAACAACAAACTCTAAATATTGCTTCATCAAATCAGCATTCATACCAATAAGTGAAACTGGCAAAGACTCTGTAATAAATTCTTTTTCAATTTCCAAAGCTGATAATAAAATTTCTTTTATTCTTTCTTCACTTAATTTGTTAACGATATGGTTATTCAATAAATGAATTGCAAAATCACAATGCAACGCTTCATCTCTTGAAATGAATGCATTGCTATCACACAACCCAGGCATCAAACCTCTAGACTTTAAATAGAAAATGCTACAGAACGAACCACTGAAGAAGATACCCTCAACTGCAACAAATGCAACAAGTCTTTCAACGAATGATTCTGATTCAATCCATTTTAAAGCCCACTCAGCCTTTTTCTTTACTGGTGGCATATATTCTATTGCATTGAAACATTTCTTGCGCTCCTCAATGTCTTTTATGTACGTATCGATTAACAGAGAGTATGTGTGACTGTGTATATTTTCCATCATTACCTGAAACCCATAGAAAAACTTAGCTTCAGTGTATTGAACTTCTTTTAAAAAGTTTTCAGCTAGATTTTCATTTACGATACCATCTGATGCCGCAAAGAAAGCCAAAACATTTTTAATAAAGAATCTTTCGCTATCTGTAAGTTTATTGTCCCAATGGTCAATGTCTTTTGATAAATCAAGTTCTTTAACTGTCCACATTGCAGCTAATTCTGTTTCATAATAGTCCCAGATATCCTGATGCTCTATTGGAAATAGGACAAATCTGTCTGGGTTTGATTTTAATATTGGTTCTGTCATTTTATTTATTTGTTATTATTAATTATTCTTCTTCTGAAATTTCTTGTTGCTTTTGATTAAACAACAAATTTACTCTTTGCTGATTGGCTGTGTTCTTATCAGCTTTGTGTTGTGTTTGTGTTTTTGCACCTTTACTTTCATTCATGTCAATTTGGATAGTTGCATTATCAAACTTGATGTCTTCAAATACAATACCAGACCTACCAAATCTAGATTTCAATATTGCCATAGTAGCAGTACCTTTTTCTTTTTGGTCAAGAGTTTTAGCAACTGATACAACAAAGTGAGCAATTTGTGCTTTTTTGATTGAACCACCCATTTGGTCAGCTTCAACAACATCTGCTTTAATCGAACTTCTGTTACCTTGTATTGCAGTCCAACCAGCCATGTCAAACTCAGATAACATTGTTTCAAATTGTCTCATCACATGACCCTCACCAGCATTTATATCGTCAAATCTTTTTGATGGTTCAACACAATCAATATAGTCCAATAAAATCATATCTGGTTTAAAACCTTCAGCTATTAATTTTTTTATGTATTGTTTAATAACTGGTATTGTTGTACCATCAGATGGGAATTTTTTAAGTCTTATCTTACCTTTCATTGCATCGATATCCTCTGCCATCTTAATCAACTCTTCTCTATGTAAAGAAAGACTATTTAAATCATACCCAGACCAACATGCTAAATGTTTTCTCTGAATTACTTTTGGGTTGTCCTCAAAAAAGATTTGTAAGACTTTATATCCAGCGTTCATAGCGCTATTG